GTTGAGGCACTCGATTGGCAAGCATGCTGGAAAGAGGTTTCACCTGGAACCGTGGCAAGAGTTTTGTATCTCAGCAATTTTTGGATGGAAACGCAAGGACGATAACTGCCGCAGGTTCCGCAGGGCGTATTGGTCAATGGGACGCAAGAACGGCAAGTCTTCGATTGCTGCTGGCATTGCGATGCTCATGGCATCTATTGACATCAACCCGTTCACCAACGATGCAGAAGCTAGAGCACAAGTCATCCTAGCAGCAACCAAGAAGGAACAAGCTGAGAAGGTGGTCATGGCCGAGTGCATCCGAATGCGTGAGCAGTCGCCATTGATCAAAGAAGGTTCTATCTACCAAAACAAGATCATTCGGTTTCAGCACAACGGTGGCAACATCTCATGTGTAGGTTCAGACCGTCCTTTCGATGGACTCAATCCTGTGCTCTGCGTCCTAGACGAGACTCATGCGTGGCGTAAAGTCCACCAACCGTTTTACTCGACGATGCAGACAGGTTCTGGTTCAAGAGCACAACCACTGATCCTGACCGTGACCACTGCTGGTGATGACCGTAGTCACATATGGATTGAAGAAGTTAACTACGCCAAGCAAGTGCTTGAGCAGGCAGTTGATGACAACAGTTTGTTTGTTGCTTGCTACGAAATGGACGAGAAGGATGATCCGCTCGACCCAGATCTTTGGGTGAAGTCCAATCCGAACATTGGCGTATCGGTTTCAGCCGAGTTCCTTGAGCAGCAGGCGAAGCAGGCAGCGTCAAGCGTAACGGCCATGAACCGATTTAAACGCTACCATGCAAACGTGCTGGTTAGCTCAACTGAACACATCTTTGATATGGAGCACTTTGCCAAGTGCTCAGGTGAACTGTCTGATTGGCGTGAAGCAGACGCAGTAAGTTTTGGGGTGGATCTTGGAGGCAGGGACGACCTATGTGCGTATGCTGCCGTTGCACGTTTCGAGACAGACAAAAGCGAAACAGACGGGACTCCGGTCTACAGGTACGAGTCAAAGACTCAGGCATACATATCGGTCAACACTAAAAGAGATCTCCGAGAAAAACCGTTCTGTGACTTTATCGACGATGGTCGAATCAGGATAACCCCTGCTCCCATTGCCGATCTCCAAGCAGACCTGATGCAAGACTACTGGGATCTCAACGGAACTGATGTTGCCATCGACCCCTATCAGGCACAGCAGTTTGGAGAGCAGTGCAGTCAGCAAGGACTGACCATTGCTTCCATGGCCCAAACAACCGCTCACTTTAATTCTCCTATCAGTATCTTTCGGCAAGCATGTGCTGACGGGAACTTTCGTCATGACGACGATGTTCTTCTCAAATGGTGCTTGTCCAACGCAGTTGCTGTGCGGGATCGAAGTGATAGATACATGCTCGACAAGGCGTCGAGCAGTCAGAAAATTGACCCACTCGTTGCATGTTTAATGGCACTCGCAAGAGCGACTGTCGCACCTGTGCGAGGCAGAGGAGACTGGTATGTCACATGAGATAAGAATGGCAGAGAGACTTGGAAAGAAGTTCAAGGCACTGCAAAGCAGGATCTCTGATCCGGCAGCATGGTTGATCGAGGCTTTTGGTGGAGGCAAGGCTAAGTCAGGAGTCAACGTAACAACGAACTCCGTACTTGGGCTGCCACCTGTCTGGTTTGCTGCTCAGAAGATATCTGGGCATCTTGCTGGACTTCCGATCAATGCAAGGAAAAGCAGACCTGACGGTGGGAGCGAAGTATCGAGGACTTCACCTGGTCACAAGCTTTTAAACGTATCACCTAACCACCTCATGACTCCTTTTCAACTCAAAGAGTTGATGATGATTCATGCGTTGATTCTCGGTAATGGGCGAGCGTTCATTGATCGAAACAGCCTTGGTCAACCAACAGCACTCATCCCAGTGCTCCCCGAGAACTGCCAAACCATTTTGGTCGATGACCAGAAGTGGCATCTGGTTACAAAGAATGCGGGGATCTCGGCAAACCTTGGGACTGCCTTTTCTGAAAACGAATACTGGAAAGTCCCTGACCGTGACATGCTTCACATCATGGGCATGTCTTACAACGGTATCTGGGGCATGCATGTGATCGATGTGCTCCGCGATGCGTTTGGCCTTGGCATTGCTGGTCAAGACGGATCTGCATCAGCACTGAAGAACTCAGGCAGGCCAGGTATGGTGATAACAGCACCACCTGGAATGTTCCGAAGTTCTAAAGAGGCCTCAGAATTCCTAGCTAATTTTGAAACCAAGCACGAGGGCGTTGAGAACAGTGGCAAGGTTGGTTTGCTTAGGGAAGGGATGTCCCTGAACACTTTGCCAATCTCTGCGTCTGACGCACAGTTCATCGAACAACGTCAGTTCCAGAGAGTTGACATTGCAATGATATTTGGACTTGAGTCGATCCTTGGTGACGAGACTGGCATCACCTACAAGTCAATCACCGAACGCAATGCTGCATTTATTAACGGATGCCTGAGTAGGTGGTTCTGTAAGTGGGAAGAGGAATGCAACCGCAAACTGCTTCCTGAGCAACTCAGGGACAGTGGCAACGTCCACTACGAGTTTGACACCACTCCACTGCTTAAAGGCGATCCATCGACGCTCGCAGACTATACACGCAAGATGCGTGAACAGTTTGCGTTAACGACCAACGAAATTCGCATCATGCATGGTTTCAATCCTGTCGAAGGACTTGATGACGACTTCAATAACGAACCTGCGGGTGAGTCACCCGAGTTACCCCCCGCGACCCCAGAGGAACAAGACGATGAAACTTGAAGGAACAGACGGAAGCATCACGATGCGTGGCATGATCGGTGACTTCCAAAACGGAGTCTCTTCGGATGACTTTATGGATCTCATGGCCGAGCAGACTGGCGACTTAACCATTCACCTCGACTCTGAAGGTGGATGCGTTACTAGTGGCATTAGCATGTACAACCAGATCCGAGCATACGAGGGTGGTGAGGTGACGATTCACATCGACTCTCAGGCATGCTCCATCGCTACTGTGGTTGCCTGTGCTGCTGACAAGGTGGTCATGAACAGCAATGCGTTGTTCTTTGTCCACAACGCTTGGACCGTGGCAGCAGAGAACGCGAAGGGGTTCCGGCAGGTTGCCGACATCCTCGACATGCTCGATGAGCAGATTTCTGAAGTCTACGCAGAGCGATGCGGGAAGTCTCCAGAAGAATGCAAAAAGATGATGGACGATGAAACTTGGATGAACGCTGAACAAGCTGTAGAAATGGGTTTTGTTGATTCTGTCTATGCACCAAAAGAGCGTAAAAAGCCTGCCAAGGCAGAGTCAATGCCACTTGCATTATGTCCTGCTGCAATCAGCAACAAGGCAGATGCATCGGCAAAGAGGATGAAACTTCGCTTAAGCAATTTGGTGAAATAAATATTTTTGGTAAAATTGCCCAACTTGTGGGTTCCACCTTGACAAAAAAAGGAAAAACATGTCTCGCGTAGACGCTATCAATGCTCGCCTGTCTGACATCGCTGATGAGATGCAGGCTATTTCGGACGTTGCTCTCGAAGGCGAAGGTAGCCTTACCGAGGATGACAACAAGCAAATCGACGCTCTTAATATTGAGTTTTCTGGACTGGAAAGCGAAAAAGATCGGTTTGTCAAAATTCAAGCAGCAAAAGACAAAATTGCTGCCGCGAAAATCACTCCTGCTGCGGTTGCAGCAATCACCGAACCTGAGATCGAAAAAGAGGATGAACCCTTGATCCCTGCAAGAGTCAAAAACCAGAAGACATCTGTCTTCAACAGCGTCGAAGATGCGTACGAGTCAGGAATGTGGCTTGCTGCACTTGGCGGAAACCCAAAGGCCAAGCAGTTTCTTGCTAGTCAAAACGAAACGGACGCTGGTCGCGGAATTGAAACCGTGCCGACTCCACTGAGCGATGCGTTGATCAACCTGCTCAATGAGTATGGTCATGCACGAAAGCTTTGTCGTCGGGTTGCGATGGGTGCTCTGACTTGGACAGTTCCAAAGGTCATCGGTCACGCATCCGTATCGTACCCCGCTGAAGAGGGGGCGGTCAGTTCGAGCCACATGACTTTCGAGCAAGCCGTTTTGACAGCAAAAAAAATGGCTGGTCTTGTAAAAATTTCCAGCGAATTGGTTGAAGATTCCATCGTCAACATTGTGGATGAAGTTACGAGGGACATCGCCTATGGCATGTCTCAGGCGGAGGACAATTCGCTCTTCACTGGTTCTACCCTTTACACGGGTGGAATCGAAGGTGATGCAAATGTTCTTGGCAACACTGTTGTTGGCGTTGGAAGCATTGCACTCACCGACCTGACTGCTTTGGTTGCACTGCTTCCAAACTTCGCAGGCATCAAGCGTGAGTGGACGATGAACCGAAGCGTGTTCTACGGTCAGGTGCGTGATCTCATCAACGCATCTGGTGGAACTGCAATGCTCGACATCGAGTCCGGTCAGCGTCCTTCACTGTTTGGTTTCCCAGTCAACCTTTGTGAGGCTGTTCCAGGTGCTGCATCGAGCACATCTGGCGACCTGCTTATCACCTTTGGTGACATCGGAACTAGCCACTACTTCGGTGACCGTCGAAATCTGTCCTTCAGAATCCTCGATCAGTTGTATGCAAATACCGATCAGATTGGGGTGCAAGCAACGCAAAGAATTGCGATTTCTTCTGTCAACCCAGAGGCATTGGTCAAACTGACCATCGCGTAATCGTGACCAAGGTTAAATTCATAAAGCCCCACCTCAATCGCGAGGTGGGGTTTATCACAGATAAGCTTAACGAGGGAGTTGTTACAACTCTTCTCTACCTTGGGGTTTGTGAAAAAGTCGATGAAGATTCCAAACTGGACAATCGAAAGAAAAACAAGTCCCGCAAACAATCCAGTAAGTCTCGTAGAGGCAAAGCAGCACCTAAGAGTCGGAGGGACTGCTCAGGATGCGATGATCCAGCGTCTTGTGACCGCTGCGACTGAGCAACTGGAGATTGACACAGAGCGAGCTTGGATGTCTCAGACGTTTGAGCAGCGGATGCTTGGTTTCCCTGAAAAAGGTGGAAGCATCCTAATTAACATGCGTCCTCTCTATTCCGTTGAAGAGATAACGTACAAGTACGAAGACAACGGAGTAGCTGCTGCGGCAACCCTTGCAGACACTCAGTACGATGTCGATATAGCAAGACGCCGCATCTTCCTTGCTCCTGACGTTGATTCATGGCCGAGCACCATTGAAAACAATCGCTCAGTGACCATTGCTTTCACCGCAGGTCAACCGAGTGCAGAGTGCGTCCCTGAGCTTGCGAAGCAGGCAATCTTGCTAGAAGTCGGAAGACTGTACTTCGATCCTGCTCAGGAGAATCTGGTCAACACAAACGATGGCAGAAGCTACGAGGCGATTGTTCGCAAGTTGATGCGGAGTAGCTATCCATGACCAAGCTTACTGGTTTTCGCAGGAAGCGAATCGGTTTCCGAAACTACCTTGCTACGTTCCAGTTGCAAAACTTGCAGACGGACTCCTATGGGCAGAGAACGTACACAGAGGACTCCACATGGGTCACAAGCGTCAGCGATTGGCCTTGCGAGCTAATTAGCGTATCGGGCAAGGAAACCGTCTACGGCGATGCTGTGACCGAGCTATCAACTCATGTTATCGTTGGCGACAAAGAGCAGGCCAAAAGCGTGAATGCTCTTATGCGGGTCATCATTGATGGCGAAGAGTATGGGATTGTCGCGACTAGAGATGTGTCTGGGGCCAACCGTGAACTTCGAGTGGAGTTAAAGAAGTCATGAATGGCAATCAGTACCGATTATTGCAGAACGCAAAAAAAGAGGCACTTGCCATCAAGCGTGGCAATCGTGTTAGCAAAAAAAAGCAGTCTGGTTTTCAGCACAGCAAGTCAACTGACATGTTGTTTAGGGATCTCAGTTTCTTGATCACAGAGCGTGTTGCAAGACCAGCCGCTCGCGCCGCTACAACTATTGTCCGAGCAGAGGCAAAGAAGCAGGTCATGAAGACCGGCGAGCGGTCCATGGACGCTGAGAATTCAGTCAATCCGCAAGGGCAACCCATTGGTCGGTCGCGTAGCACCAAGACATTTAACAAGTTGAGCAATAAGCTAAAAGGCAAACGCAAAGAAAGCAAGCAACTTGCAAACTCGATCATTGCCCGCAACTGGAGGGGTCGTCGAAGAGATGGGGTTGTAGGCAGCACTGCGGGTCCATCGCACCAAGTAGCACCTCATGCTCATTTGCTTGAGTACGGTGCTGTGATCATCCTCTGGGGTGGCATCAACAAGGACAGAAAGGGTGGCAACGGAAAGGTTGCCATGCGTCTTCCACCAAGACCGTTTTTCAGGACTGCGGCAGACACAACCATGTCCAAGCAGCAGAAGAAGGTTGTACAGATTGCGAAGCAATGGGCTAAGAGGCTTGGTAAACCCGTGGATGTACCGGAGATTGATAGATGATGCTCCTTGAATATCTGCGTAACCAGCTTCTGACTGATGCTGATGTCTCAGCAGCGGTTGGCAGCAATGTGTTTTGCACAAACCCTCCGCAGGATGTCACGGGGGAATATGTTGTCATCACTCAAATTAGCAGCAATGCCTACGATGCTGTAGAATGCAACATGGTTGATTTCTTTGAGTCTCGCATTCAGTTGGAGGCTTGGAGTTACAAGCAGGGAGAGTCGCAGAACACATGGAAAGCATGCAGGTCGTCTTTTAAGTCGTTCCCGAGGGGGTACGCACAGGACTTGATGGTGCGGTCGATAGGTCAGAATAGCGGACCATCGACTGACGCATTCAAGCCTATTGATGGAAGTGACCTACACATTTACCGAACAATGCAAGACTTTAATGTCTGCTTCTCATTTACTTAGAAGGATTTTGGATCATGGCATACGGAAGTACATTTCTTGGAGATACTGGACAGGGAGCAGTTATTATCCTTAAGGATAATACCGATTGTTCTGCGGCTGATGACAAAATAT